ACATGGCAGAAGCATTAAACGTCCAAGAATCCGTATACGCAGGCGAAGCAGCGGAGTTTTTCTTACTACGCCCGGTAGTGGAAATGGATACATACGAAAAAGGTTGTATCTCTTTAATTAACGGAATTAAGAAACAACATACGCTTGATCGTATAGAGGTTTCAAACTTCATTCAGGATGCGGCAGCAACGCCAACTTCTCAAGGTTCAATCCTTGTGGATTACAAACAACTTGTGCCGAATCGCTTTGATTTGTATATGGAGTTCAACCCGCATGACTTTGAGGTATCATTCTTCGCGCCTGAATTACAGAAATTACTCTTAGATCGCTCTTTACCTCCAACTGCAAGCAATTTTATACTACTTCAGTTAATGCGCAGGGTTAATCAGTACTATGAGTATGCTATCTGGCAGTCTCGTTTGGCCTACAACCCCGATACCGGCACAGAAACAGTTCCGGCGGCTTTAACTGCAGCGACAAAAAACAACAACTTCTACTACTTCGACGGTCTTATTCAAAAGCTGTTACTGGATGCAAACACAATCCTGGTTCCAAACGCCGTAACGTTAACTCCAGCGAACATTCGTACAGAGTTCAACACCGCGATTAACCTGGTTCCGCTAGCCAACCTTGCGAAATACGGACCCATGGGGTTAAAAATCATGTGTTCTTACGCTACGTGGTTAATCTATAACCAAGCTTTACGTGAGGATGCGTATAAAAACCAGAACACAACGGAGAAAAACGTTGATGACTTCTCGGGTTACGACCTTGTGAAATGCGCAGGTATTCCTGACGACACTTTTGTTATGTGTTTGGCTAATCCAAATCCACAATCAAGCGTGCTGTTTGTAGGAACCAACGAATTTACAGACAAGGACAATCTAAAAATGTCCCCACTACAAAACAACTCCGATCTATGGTTCGTTCGTGCTGAGCAGAAGGCAGACGTTCAAATCGGCTGGACTGACCAGGTAGTTCTTTACACAACATTAACCGCTTAAAAAACAAACATGAAAAAGTTACTCTCAATTTTTGTACTAACGGCCTTGTTTGCCGTGAATTTAAACGCGCAATCCACCTCTCCCCGATGGGGAAGCGGGCCTCCATCAAACGACAACACCGGAAGGGTTTTAACCTATGCTGTACAGTCGGTAACGACTACAACCGCTACTTCGGTTGCGTATCAAAAGCCGAAAGCTTGGAAAACGGTTATTAAGGTTGGGACACTTCAACATGCTTTAACCGATAGTCTTAGTGTTACTAATGCATACTTGGGCGACGAGGTTACATTTATTTTCAAAGCCGACACTTTAACCGCTGGTCGAGTGGTAACGTTTGGGAATAATATCCGAAGCGCAGGTACATTAACCGTACCAAATAACAAATCTTCTCATTCTGGCCAGGCAACAGCAACATTCGTTTTCGATGGTGTTTATTGGACTGAAAAAAGCAGGACAATAAATACAAACTAAAATTAAAAGTTACATATGAAAAAAGTTTTTTCATTAATCGCACTTACATTGGTTTTTGCTTGTTCTGCTCAGAACAACTTGCCAAGCATGACATTCCTTCAGCCGAATGTATATAAGGCAACGGCAACAACGTACACGGCAAGCGCTACTGTAACCGCTCCTCAGTTGATGGGTGGATTACTTACAGTTTCTTCTGGAACTTGTACACTCACTCTGCCAACCGCTACACAAATAGGTGCTCAAATAGGCGCTAACTCAGGAACTACATTCGAGTTTGTGCTATTAAATATAGCATCTGGCGGAACGGCTACAATCGCGGTTGGATCAGGAATTACAGCTTCGGGATTTCCGGGCACAAATACACTAACGCTTGCAAATAGCGCAACTATAGGGGTAGCCTGCTTCCGGTTAACATTTTTAAGCTCAACGGCGGCAACATTAACAAGAATAAATTAAAAACTACAAAAACAAATATCATGGCAGCAGAAAAAAAGGAATTTCAGATTACTCGATCTCTTCAGGAAACGGTAAGAAAAAACAAAAATATTAAAGAGGTTCATTTCAATGAAAATGGAGATCACTTCTTTAAAAAACATGAAATTGAAATTCACCAAATCAACGACGAAAACGAGTCGAAAGGTGTTAAAAAAGTATGGTCATTGCCTGGAGTTGTAAGGCAGCCCGTAAAAGTTAAGGTAAAAGAAAACCGCAAAGACGTTCTAAAAGACAAGATGGTAAACGTGAAATACGAGCCAATCGCAGCCTCATTTACCAGAGAAGAAATTTTAACTGCTACTGCCGTAGGAGACAAAAAAACAGAGGCTCAAAAAATAGAGATCCTTCGACAGGCTGCCGAGATAGCAAAAGGCGACGACATTCAGGGGCTTTTGAACAAAATTAATTCTGAACCAGCGAAAGCCGTTAAAGCAGCTAAACAATGATATCCTATAAGGAAGAAGCTGTAATGCACTCTAACCACGTTAAGGCAAAATACATAGTTGTATTACCCTGTGGTCAGATTTACGCCGGAAGCGACTTTGAATTAATGCAAAAAGTGGTCGATAATAACGAATGCTTTGTTGTAAAGGGAGACTTGAAAAAGACGGTAAAGGCTTCAAAAACTAAAGAAACTAAACAATAATGGGAACTTTTCAAACTGCTTTTACCTTCAATAAGGGCGTTCTTACAAACGGATCGCAATTGCCCGGGCAAGATTACATAACGGGCCTTTTGTTCTACGGCTCGGCCCCAACAGGATTCCCTTCTTCTAAGGTGAAAAATATGTTTAGCGTTCAGGACGCGGTTAACGTTGGTATTACCAACACTCATGATGGTGAAACAAAATCAACAGCCACTTATCTCGTAACAGCAGCAGGGGCAGCCGGTGACGTTGTTGTAATAACCGTTCAAGAACCTATAAATCCTATTAATCAAGATACAAATCCAAATAAGATTACTCTTTGTACTTACACGGTTTTAGCCTCCGACACTACGGCAACAATATTAGCCGCAAGTTTAGCAACTGCAATACAGGCTAATCAGGCCGCAACAGGCGGGTATACCGCAACATCTTCTTCGGGAACGCTTACAATAACGGCTCGAGGCGGATTAGGTGTTGCCTTAAACTCAGGCACGCCATACGCTGTTACAATTACCGGAACAGTAGCGGGAACCCTTACTCAAAATGTTGTGGCGGGGGTTGCCTCTATAATTGATGTTTGGTATTACCACATATCAGAATACTTCAGGATGAATCCGAATGGGAATCTTTGGGTTGGTGTTTTCGCTGATTCAGGAACTACCTACACGGAATTAACCACTTTACAACAAGCTTCGGTTGGCGCTATTCGTCAAGTGGGAGTATATCGCCCAACTAGAACAATAGTTGCAAACGGAACAACGGACGCGAATACTTTAAACACAGTTGCGCAGGCCCTTGATAATAACAAAATGCCTTTATCGGTCGTGTTATCTGGGGATATTTCAGCAGTAACGGACCTTACAACATTACCAAACCTTTCTCTACTTAACGATGAATGGGTTTCGATAAATATTTCTCAGGACGGAGCTGCGCAAGGCTGGGCATTATTCCAGGCCTACGGAAAATCTATCACAAACTTAGGTGCGTTAATGGGGTGTATTTCCGTAGCGCAGGTTAGCGCGGACATTGCGCAGCCTATACCACAGTTTAACATTTCTGACGGAACGGAAAACAACGTTGCGGCCTTTGCAAATTCTCAAACGTCGAACCTTAACCTGTTCACTAACGTTAGCGTTGGCGTACAAACAGTACTTGACAACTACCGGTATATATATAGCGGCAACTACGTTGGATACACGGGCACTTATTTCAGCGACGATCATTGCGCTATTATAAGTAATTCAAACTACGCTTATATAGATCAAAACCGTGTTGAGGCTAAGATTGAGCGCTTAATGTATCAAGCTTATTTGCCCGTTCTTAAATCTCAAATTCAACTTAATGCAGACGGAACAATATTCGCCCCCCTTATCTCTTCCTTGGAATCTTTAGGTGATAATATCCTAAATATTAACATGGTTAGCAACGGGGAGTTATCAGCTATCCGGACAGTTATTAACCCCCGTCAAAACATTACAGCTCAAGGCGGCTTAGTTGTTACTCTGTATGAGGTGAACAACCCGATTGCCAGAAAAATTACAATCAACGTGAACTCTGTAACCTCAATACCAGCATAAGATGTCAAATAATACACCCCTCATAAACGGAGTAAACTACGCGTGGACCAACATCACTTGGGTATGGTATACGCTTCCTTTGATTGGCATTCGATCTATTACATACGAAGCAAAACAGAAAAAAGAACTTAACTACGGACAAGGTGTTTACCCGATTTCGGAGGCCGTGGGTAATTATGAATACACAGCCGAAGTAGAAATATTCCTGGACGAGTGGAATAAAATTATTGCCGCCGCACCAAACAATGACCCTTTGCAGATACCGCGCTCGGACATGGCCGTGGTTTATGGCGGCAGTCGAGTAAACGCAAAGAACGACGTTTTACAGAGCGTTTGTTTTACAAACGACCCAGTAACAGTAAAGCAGGGAGACACTATTATAGCCGTCAAGCTTACACTATCTGTTGCTGGAATAAACCACAAGTAAACAATTAAAACTACAATAATGAAAACTACAGAAAAAGCTAAATCCGATGAGCAAATTCGTCTGGAAAAAGAGGAGGCATTTAACAAGAAGGTCTCAGATAAATCCGAAGAGTTGTCTAAAAAATTAGACTGCAAGGTAAATCCTATTGTGATTACTTATGAAGATGAAAAAGTTGTAGGATACTTCCAAGAGCCTTCTTATGATGTTCTTATGTATGCCGTTGATGCTTACAAAAATAACGAGGTAAGCAAGGCTGCGGAAGCCGCGTTTGCCGATGGAATATTAAAGGATGAAAGTGATGAAAGGATAACTTCCGACAAGAGAAAGCATGCTAAAATAAAAGCCAGTTTTACCACCGCATGTATACGCTTTGTTACCCCAATGGTAAACGAGTATAGTGCAAAAAAAAAGCAATAAGAAAAAAAATACGCGGAAGTGAGTATGAGAAAAACAAGGCTTTAATCAGATTTTACTTCCATGTAGATGCAGACAAAATGAACATGGTAGAATACATAACTGCTGTTGAGCAATTGTATTTCTGCCTTGAGGCAACAGGACAAACTAAAACAGATTAAGCCAATTAATACTTGGCTTTTTTTATTGAATGGGACAAGACGTAAGATATGAAATGCACCTGGATGGGGTGGACAAGTTCGAAAAGAGCTTGGGCAGCATGAATAATTCTGTTAATTCTTTTGAGTCTGTTATAGGGAGTGTTGGAAAAAAATTAGCAGCCCTATTTGTTATTGATAAGCTTGTTGATTTTGGAAAATCAGTAGTAGATGTTGGGGCAAAATTTGAAGCTTACGAAATAGGATTAGGCACTTTATTGCATGGAGAAAAAGAGGCTCACGAAGCATTCGAGCAAATAAAAAAAGATGCCCAATCAACACCTTTCGATACAGAAAGCCTGGTTACGGCCAATAGGGCTTTAATAAGTGCTGGAGCCAGCGCCCAAGATGCGAGGTCCGTAGTGCTAGATCTAGGCAATGCTATTGCGGCAACGGGCGGTGGTAGCGATGAATTAAGCAGGATGGCGGTTAATCTACAACAAATAAAGAATATTGGCCACGCATCTGCCTTGGACATAAAACAATTTGCGTTTGCCGGAATAAGCGTTTACGAGGCACTTGCAAAATCAACTGGAAAAAGTATAGACCAGGTGAAAAATATGTCCGTGTCTTACGACGTACTTACCAAGGCGCTAAAAGACGCTCATGGCGCAGGGGGTATTTACGAGGGCGGATTGGAGAAAATGGGTAAATCAACTCAGGTTCAGATATCTAATCTTGAGGATGCCATCACCTTCTTTAAGGTAGATATATTTAATGCGATAAAACCAGGTATAGACAAAGGCTTCGAGATATTTTCATCGATCATGAATAAGGTGGCCGGTTCGTTGCCGGTGCTACTAGAAACATTTGCGCCAGTGTGGGACATCATTCAAAACATTGGATCCATGATATGGAAGATAGCGGAAGATATTTTGCCTCACGTTTTCAAAATGATATCACCAATAATTAAAGGGTTTGAAATGGTGTTTTCGCTAGTGAAAAGAATAATTGACCCCATAGAGAGGAGGTTAGCCCCTATAATGGAGGTATTGGAAAGAACGATAAAGCGTTTTGTGGCGGAGTTTGAAAATATGATGCCTGTTTTGGAACCGATATTTAGCCTTATAGGGGATGTTTTAGGACTGGTGATTGATGTGTCGCTAGCCCTTATAAATGTGGGGTTGGAGTTCACGGAATGGCTGGAAAGCTCGGAGGGATTTAAAGTTGTTTGGGAAACTATCGCATCCGTAATACAGCACGTCGTTGAAGGTGTAAGGCTACTGTTTGGCCTTAAGGATAATGGAAAAATGCTTACAGATGAAGAATTTAATAAAATATTAGAAGATCCGGACGGGTCTAAAGCGGAAAAAAAATCTGCTCTTGGAAAACTTCATGGTGAAAAGTCGGCGCTACCTGAACTAAAACCAGCATCCCAGTCTGATAAGGTAACTGGAACAAAGCAGGTAATTATTAACGTGACTATTCAAAGATTAAACGGGATAGAGAAAGTGATCGTTGAGAAATTAAGGGACATTGGAAATACGGCTGGGGACGCTGTCGTTAAATCTCTTGTTGGGTCTGTTAATAAATTTAGCGCCAGCGCCGATATATATAAATGAACGAGAACCACGCTAAAATAATAATTAAGGATTTCGGCATGGACAACGTATCTCAATTAAAGGGATACGGAACAATTGCCTCTACAATAGCTCAAAATGAAATAGACGGACAGGTCCCGGGGGTAGGCAAACTATTATACAAAGGAACCATATCTGCTCTGGAGGCCAGAGAAAAATCCAAAGATAAACCGATTTTCAGTCAATACAATGGCAGAACTCCCGCTAAGCAGCCTGCTGACACGCCAGACGGGTTATCGGAACTCGGTACTCCTGTTTGGGGGCGATTAATAATAAATGGCGGCACCTACATCGACACGACTTTTGGAAAAACAACTTACCCGACAATGAAGTTCGACACAGTGTTGTTTACTTTATCTCAAACGCACAACGTTGTTTTAACACCTATACAGGGGAGGGATTACGAGGTAATTGAATACATCGGAAAAGCAAGTTTCCGTATAAATATCAAAGGAGGCGTTTTCGGAACAGGAAACATAAGACCTGTAGATGCTATCAATAATTTGAAATTGATGCTTAACAGCAACCAGCCTCTCATAATAGGAAAGAACAGCTTTTTAAGCGAGTGGGACATAACGGAGTTTGTGATTCTCGATAAAAACATACCTCAAACGGCCGGCGGTTACAACTACCAGTTATTTGAGTGCAACGCTATACAAAATACATCAGTAATACTAGCACAATCTCAAAATGTCGCTTAGACTCGTTTCTAAAATAGTAATTACGCAGCAGCCGAATAAGAACTATCCTGCCAGAAACAACGTGTATACGATAGACTTTGTGGAAGAGTGCGAGATAAAATCTTCTTGGGCTAACCTTACATCGACCGCCAAACTTGTTTTTCCCAGAAATGTTTACATAAAAACTCCGTCCGGTTTAGTTAATTGGGTGGGACAGTCCGCATATACACCTCAAATAGGGGCCACGCAAACGCCAATTTTATTAAGAGGTGACAGGATAAGTATCAGCTTGGGATATTATTACAATCCTGGCTCTGGGTACGTAACGCAAGCAAACGAGGAATTTAACGGATTCATAACAAAGATAAATCCAAAATTCCCAATAGAAATAGAGTGCGAGGATAACATGTGGCTCTTAAAACAAGCCCAATGTCCAAATAAGGTTTTTCCAGCAAAGCAATACACGGTACAGTCAATAATTAAGGAGCTACTTCTTACGTCTTCCCTTAACAGTACAAACCCGTACGTAAATAGCGTAATTATCCCTCAATTAAAACAGATCAATGTAATAAATGGGGTAGGCCTGAGTGAAGATATCGAAACTCACGTAGGGGATTTTAGAACTGTTAATGAGACCATTGCAACGGTACTTCAAAGATTGAGGAAGGACTACAAATTAGAATGTTTCTTCAGGAAAAATTTGGAAACAGGCAGTTGGAATGACCTTTACTGTTCTGGGATAGTTTATTACCCAAAGGATTATATACAGTCAGGCAAATTCAAAGTAACGGCTTACGGATTTCAGGAAAACATAACTGACAACGGAGAGAATTTAATATACTTAAGAAAAGACGATGTAAGGCTAGGCATTAAGGCTTATTCCGTTGGAAAATACGAGTTGACAACCACTAACAGCGCTGGAAAGAAGCGAAAAACCAACAAGCGACTCGAGACATTCGTGGGAGATACAGATGGGGATATACGAACTCAATTTTTTTGGGCGGCAAATAACACGCAGGAGCTGGACTTACAAAACCTGAAGGACTTAGCGGAACAGCGTTTAAATAAACTGAAGTTCGAAGGTTGGCGCGGATCCTTCGAAAGCTTTATACTGCCATACGTACAACACGGGATGGCCGTCTCGTTAAATGACGTATTAAAAACGGGCACGAATTTACAAAATGACACGCCCCTAAAACTAGAGCGGGA